ATCGATGGTGGACTGTCAGTAACCGAAATTACGGAGAGTCCTTCGCAATTTGATGGAGGCGATGCCTAATGGCCTATAGAAAGATTCTGCTCCGCCGCGACACGGCATCGAACTGGACATCGGAGGACCCGACCCTCTCCAGTGGCGAGATTGGCTACGAGACAACGACCGGTCGATTCAAGATTGGTGACGGCTCGACGGCGTGGACGTCTCTTTCCTACTTCATGGGGTCGCTTGACGATGTTGGCAACGTAACGATTACCAGCGCTGCCTCGGGGCAGTTCCTCAAATGGAATGGAACTGCATGGGTGAATGACGCGATTGACCTCGGTACCGACACCACCGGCAATTACATGTCGGGCGTGTCGGCCGGAACTGGAATCTCCGTTACCCACACCCCCGGCGAGGGCTCGACGGCAACGGTCGGACTCAATGCGACCCTCGACAACCTCAGCAATGTCAACGCGCCCACCCCCTCTGACGGGCAGTTCCTTAAGTACGTTGCGGGGTCTTCGGAGTGGCAGCCTGCCAACATCCCGACCATCAACAACCTTGACGACGTCGGGGACGTAACGATTACAAGCGCGAGCGCCGACCAGTTCCTCAAGTGGAACGGTTCAGCATGGGTCAACGCCAACATTCCGCAAATCAATGCACTGGATGATATTGCGGATGTAGCGATTACTTCGGCGGCGACGAATGACGTGCTTGCTTGGAGCGGTTCGGCATGGGTCAACGTCAATGACCTGACGGTTGACAACCTCACGGTCTCGGGCGACCTGACGGTGAATGGAACGACAACGACCCTCAATACCGAGACACTTGCTGTCGAGGACAACATCATCACGCTCAATTCGAATGTTTCCGGCGCGCCTTCGGCCAACGCGGGAATCGAGATTGAGCGCGGTTCGGCCAGCAACGTTCTCATTCGATGGAATGAGACCACCGACACGTGGCAAATCACGGAGGACGGCACTACCTATAGCGACATTGCTACGGCGCTAGATATCGCCGGGGTGGCAATCAACACCCTGGACGAGATTGGCGACGTCAGCATTTCGTCGGCAACGGCGGGTCAGTTCCTTAAGTGGAACGGCACCGCCTGGGTCAATGACAACGTTCCCATCGTCAGCGTGCTGGACGACGTCGGCGATGTGGATGTCAGCAGCAAGTCGTCGGGTCAGTTCCTTAAGTGGAGCGGAACGGCGTGGATTGCCGACAACGTTCCGCTCATTAGCACGCTGGACGACGTCGGTGATGTGACCCTGTCGTCTACAACGGTAGGCCAGACTCTGGCTTACAATGGCTCGGGCTGGGTCAATTCGTCATCTATTCGCGATAATGAAGTTAAGTTCCTTATGGAGGTTATCTAAATGGCACTCACACAGAAGCGTCTCGCCGGTCCGGCGGTGCTGACGACCACGCTTACGACGGACCAGTACACGGTGCCTTCGTCTACCACGACGGTCGTCAAGCAGGTCCTGCTGTGCAACACCACCGCGTCGGCCGTGACCGCCACCATCTATTGCGTGCCCAGTGGCGACAGCGCAGGCGACAGTCACAAGATTGTCAACGCGCTGTCGCTGGCCGCCAATGAAACGGTCATGATGTCCATGTCGCTCGTGATGACCGCTGGCGACAAGATTAAGGCCGGGGCCAGCACCGGTTCGGCGGTGAACATCGTTCTTAACGGCGTCGAGGAGGCCTAATGTCGCGGTTCGTCCGCATCGGTAGGAGTGTCACAAAGGCGACTGCGTCGACATCCAGCGTCAATGATTCGCTGCTCAACCTGGCGAATGTCATTGACTCTGCCGACCCCGTGTATGGCACTGGTCTGGATGGTAACGTCACCATTTCCAGCAACACCACGCTGACGAGCGATAAGTATTACAACAACTTGACGCTGGCGGATGGGGTGCAGTTGAACCCAGGTGGGTATCGAATCTTCGTGCGCAATCTCCTGACGATGGGCACAAATTCGTTTATTGGATATAGCACCGGCTTTTCAACTGCAGGGTCGATTGCCCAGGGTGGCGCGACGGCAACGGCGGTCACGCACAGCCTCGGTGGGGCATCGGCGACGCAGACCGCCACGGCGCCAACGGCGGCGCTTGGTGGCTCGCAGTATTACCAGCAACCCTTGCAGGCGATTCGCGGCTGGGCAGTTTCGGCATCATCGACGACGCCGACCTTTCTGCGCGGCGGCGCAGGAGGCGCCTCTGGCGCAGGTGGCGGCGTCGTTATTGTCTCCGCCAGGTACATGACTTGTAATACCGGAACCTATCTCAAGGCCCCAGGAACATCTGGAGCCGGCGGTGGTGGCGGTGGGGTCATTCTGGTTGTGTCGTCTTCGGCAGTCATTCATCCCAACCTGTCGACGGATGTCACTGGCGGTACTGGCGCGAGCGCTGGGACCGTCAATTACATGCAGGTGGCTTGATGAGTCGCGAGTGGGGCGGCTTCGTTTCGGCGGTATCCACGAGTCCCGAGGCGACGGTTGCCTCGGGCTCTATCGCTGCGGCGACGAATCGTGTTGCCAAATTGTTCGGTAACGGCATTGACGGCAATGTGACGATTTCGACAAACGTCTTTTTGTCGCGTGATATGTACTATAACAACCTGACGGTTGATAGTGGCTACACGCTGTTCACGAATGGCTTCCGCGTATTCGTCAAGGGCACGCTCACCAATAATGGCACTGTTGGCATGCCAGCCGCGAGCGCCCAGACCACATCGGTCATGGCGGGCAGCGTGCTCACTCGCGATGACGGGACTGGCGGATATGACAACAACGCAGCACTTGCCGGAAATGTTCCGGCTGCTGTCATTAAGGACTTTAATTCCATCCTCGAAGGCGTGTATCAAACGGGCTCCGGGCTTTCGCGATTTTACACCGGGCCAAAGGGCACGGATGGGACTGCCAATTCCGGCAATGCGGGCTCGGGCGGTGGCTCCACCTCTGGCAATCCCGGCACTGCTGGGTCGGGTGGCGCAGCCGGCGGTTCAGTCACCGTGATGGCAGATACCATCGCCGGAACGGGTGAATTTGTGGCCGCCGGCGGCAGCGGCAGTAGCGGCACGTCGGGAACGTCTGGGACCACCGTCAACGGTAACGTCTCCCACAACCCCCCGGGCACCACGTCTCACGGTCATGGGCACTGCAACGAACCGGCGCAGTGTGGTGCATCTCATGCTCGCCCCGACAACCCGAACCACTGTCACTATCACCACCCAGCCTCTGGCTGCAATCCCGCGCCGCACCATAATCACCCCGGAAACTCGTACCATAACCCCACATATCCTGGCGGTACTGGCGGTACCGCCAATCCTGGAAATCCAGGTTCTGCTGGTGCTCTTATGGTGGGTACACGAACTCTTGGCATCAATGTGACTATGGCAAATACGCCATATTCATCGATTGCCGACCTGTGACGAACTAGCATTTAGACGGAGGACATCATGCCCTATTCATTCGAACACCTGAGCGCCGAGGAGATGGTGACCGTTCGCGACGAGGTCAAAAAGACGCTCGAGCGCACGATGTACCACGAGGTGCTGCGACTCGGCTCGGACCCGAACACATTCGACTACGAGGGCCTGGTCGTCCCAGATGGCGGTTCGACCGACCCGCACGTTGAGGCCAAGAAGGCAATCGCCGATGCATACGCCACGGTGAAATGGCTTAACACGCTTTAGGCATTTTGCAGCCGTGTTAGGCTGACGATATGCAAATTGAGGAAATCGCTAAGTGCCTGCTCGTGTACCGGGGCGTATTTGATGCATCCATGTTTCTGGAATTGCTGGAGAAGGAGTGCGCCCAGGACTGGGGTTATTTGTCCTGGTTCCAAACAACCGTGGGCAGCGACAATGGCTACAGCGTTCGACCAGACTATCGCTCATCGTTGGGCTGCGAACTTGCCCCCCTATACGTCGAGCCCGAGAACATTACCAATAATCGTGTCGTTCCCCTTGTTGGTGAATGGCACAAAATCGCGGCAGGACTCGAAGACGTCATCTGGCATTATCGCAACTCCTATGGCATCGGCTTATCGAGCAACGAGGGCTATCGAGTACTGAAGTATGGCGCCGGTGCCGAATATCGCGGCCACATCGACCATGCGCCCGATAATGGCAGGGTTCTAAGCATGGTCGGCTTTTTAAATGGCGGTTTCGACGGCGGGGAGTTGACCTTCCCGTTGATGGGAGTAGCAATCAAGCCAGAAGCCGGCTCGGTGGTCATGTTTCCTTCCAATTTCCCCTACTATCACTATGCTGCTGCGGTTGGGGTGAACGACACGTCGATTAAGTATTCGCTAGTTACTTGGTTTAGGTAGTCGTGCACAAGCGAGTGTGCATTCTCGGACACGGAACTGCCGGGCTGGTCAACGCCATCATGCTCAAAGGCATGTTTCCCTCTTACGACGTAACGGTTGTGTATTCCAAGACGCTTGGGATTATCGGCGTCGGCGAGGGCTCCACCGAGCATTGGCGGCTCAATTTCCAGGACCCACTGCGAATCAATGCAGCCGAAATGGTGAAGCACTGCGCCGCGACTCATAAGTACGGGATTTATTTTGAGGATTGGACGAAACACGGCAAAAACTATTTCCATAGCATCAGCGGCCAAATGAACGGCCCGAATTATTTTGCCGGCAACTATGCATTCGCGCTCGAAAACGGATGGCCCCTCACCAGCGCAATGCTGGTCAATCTTTATGACAACACGGTCATGCTTGACGAGGAAGACCCGCATAGGGCGGTCAACCAATTTCACTTTGACACATTTAAGTTGAATAAGTATCTGGACCAAAATGCGCGTAACCGTGGCGTAATGTTTGTGGAGGGGCAACTTGCCGATATCAGCAGGAACGTTGATAGCGGGTTTATCGAAGCGATTACTACCTCTACCGGCCTCACCATTGAGGCGGATTTCTTCATTGATGCCTCCGGCTTTAACCGAGCCCTTATGTCTCGGCTGGTCGAGAAAGACATGTTCGTTGACTATGGGCGCTATTTGCCATGCGATTCCGCTGCCGTATTCCCAACACCGGCCGACGAGTCGGGCGAGATTCGTCCGTACACGCGCGCCAGGGCGTTGCCGAATGGCTGGATG